GGTCAGGGGGTGGCTCGGCTGGCGGCGGGGGAGATGCCGGGGCAGCAGCCCATAGTGATGCTGGAAGCCCTGCGGATGGCGACCCAGTCCTGAAAACGGAGGATGAAATCAACGCCATGAGCACCAAGGCTCCTCTGATTGCCTATGCCCGGTCTATTGGTCTTACGGGATTGACAGACGCATCCAGCGTGGCGGAGTTAAAGTCGGCGGTCTTGGATTATCAGGAGTCGGCATATGGACCAGAGAGCTTGGACTAGGAAGGAGGGTATGACAAGAATGTATCGTGCGAATATTGATATTACTGTAAACGGTAAAAAGTTTTTGGCTGGAGAGGCGATTAGGGAGAGCCTCTCCTCTGGGGATGCGGATTTCCTCCTTCGGGAGAAGTATATTGAGGAAATCTCAAACCCGAAGACTGCAAAGCATGAGACAACTTCGGCAAAGCCGGATGCGGCTGGAAAAAAGAAGGATGAAGCGCCGGAACAGACGGCGGAAAAAGAGAAGAATCCGAGAAAATAGGGAGGTGGCGTGATGCAGTCTCTTAAAGAGGATATGGTGGAGGACTTGGATAACGTATTTCTGGATTTTGAGGAGTTCGCTGATTTGCATGAGGTAAATGGAAAGCAAATTCCCATTCTGCTGGACGAGGAGAAGATGGAGAAGATGCGGCGGTTCCGGGGAGAAATCCAGGATGGCGTGTATCAGGACGAGGTCTTTTTCTTTGCCAGGGAGAAAGATTTGGGGGCGGAGGTGCGGGTGAATGGGTTCTTTACGCTGGATGGCCGGGAGAAGTTCGTGCATTCGGCTAAATTGACAGAGGGCTTGTGGAGCATCGTGCTGGGAAGGAGGCGGGTGTGATTGGGGAAATATGAATGCTTTTCCTTTAACATGTCCCTTGACAGCAATGCTGACGATGTGGCGGGAAGGTTGGGAGACTTGAGCCGCAAGGCCAGTTTGGTGATGAGCCGGGCCATTAACCGCACTACCGGGCATGTTAAAACCAGGATGTCAGAAGAGGCGGTGAAGCGTTACCATGTGAAGATTACAAAGATTAAAAGGACGATATCGGTAGCAAAAAAGGCAACTGTGGGAGATCCTTCTGCAAAAATACTATCTATTGGAGAACATCCCAATTTGATTTCATTCAAAGTAAAGCAAAGTTCTAGTTGGAGGAAATTGAAGCCGTCAGGGAAACGAGTGCCTAAATTTTATCTTGCAAGTGTGAAGAAGGATTCTGGATGGAAGCCCTTGACAGGCGGCGCAGCAAAACCTTTTGTTGCAAGTCCGAAAAAAGGTGGTGTCGCTGTATTTCGAAGGTTGCTAAAGCACGAGAAGGCGAAATATCCTAATGTAAAAAGTGGCATTATTGGGATTGGTGGTCCCGCAATCCCACAAATGATAAAAAATAAGGACATTATGAGTGAGGTCAACAAAGATGCCAATGAGATGATGGCCAAGCGGCTCGATCATGAAATCAAACGGATTCTGGATTAGGAAGGATAACTTTTGCGCAATGGCCGAAGAACAGGAGGGAAAATGACGGATTTATCATTACAGGATGCCTTGGCAAGAAGCCTGAAAGCGTTCTTTTGTGACGAAGGCAGAAAGATGCCCTGGGGAGAGGAGCTCCAGGATATTCACGTATTCCCACAGCAGCTTCCCATCAAGACATCAGAGGGATACCGGGATGGTGATGGGGATATCAGCGATCAGTGGAACTATGTGTGCATCGTGTTGTCGGAAGAGGAATTAAAGGATGGCGAGTGGCAGGTGGAGGTTCATTTTGCTGTTGGCATCAAGGATTTGGACAAGGACTGCCAGGGTCACAGGCACGTGGGAAATCTCATGAACGAGATGTTTCTGCACTTTGCGAAGGCTGGCTTTCTCGAAGGGCGTTACATCATGGATAGCGAGACTGCCTATAAAAAATATGATCTGGATGGAGAATACCCCTATTACCAGGGGGATCTTATCACCTTTTGGCGGATTGCTGCTGCAAAAACGGAAGGATTGGAGGGATTAATTTGAGCCAGACGATTTATGTGGGGCCCGCCATCCCAGGGGTGGCGGAGCAAAACCGCATATACCGGGGGGAAGCCCCGCAAGGGATTAGGGAAATGGCTGGTAAGAATCCATATTTTGCTAATCTCCTGATACCGGTAGAAGAATTGAAAGCGGCCAGACAGGGCCTTGAGACCAAGGGCTCTGTGCTGGCTGTTTCTTTTGAAAAAGTAGAAAAGGGCTTGATAGCCGGAAAGGAAGGGAAGGATGGAAGAGTATAAGCATGGCATTTATACCAGCAGAAAGACGGCGGAACTGCTTACGCCGGACAAGGACATGAGGAATGGGGTGGCGGTCATCGGCACGGCTCCGGTGAATTTGGCTGCCAGCCCGGCAGTGAATCAAGTGGTGGCGGCGTACAGGAAGTCGGAGGCGGATGCGGTGCTGGGAGCCTCCGGGGATTTTGAAAACTATACGCTGATGCACTCGGTGTATGCCCAGTTTAACCTGTTTGGCTCTGCCCCGGTGGTGTTTATCAACGTGCTGGACCCGGAAAATGACAGGCACGTGGAGGCGGTGGCCGGGGAGGATGTTAAGCTGGTGGGCAAGATGGGAACGATCGCCCAGACGGGAATCCTTCTGGACAAGCTGACATTATCCGGAGAGGGCGGCGAGTTTTTGCCGGGAGAGGATTACGTGGCTTCTTTTGACGATGCGGGGCATGTGGTTATCTGCGCAACGGATGGCGGGGGCATGGCGGATTTGGATTCCGTGTCCGCATCCTATGCGAAGCTGAAGCCTTCCGGGGTGACGGCGGCGGATATCATCGGAGGGGTGGACGAGATGGGCGTGCGGACAGGAGTGGAACTCTTGGACGAGATTTATCCCAGGACTGGCATCATCCCCAGCATTATCATTGCGCCAGGATTTTCCAAGGATCCTGCCGTGGCAGCAGTCCTAGAGACGAAGGCGCAGCAGATTTACGATCTGACCAATGCGGAGGCGTTTGTGGATTTGGATTCCAGCAGCGAGGGGGCAGACACCAAGGAGAAGGTGGGGGAGGTCAAGGAAAGGAACGTGGTTCCTTCCCGGTGGAATACTCCGGTATGGCCCATGGTGATGGCTGGCGGCCACAAGATCTGGGGCTCTGCTTTGGTGGCGGCCATGCATCAGAACCATGCGATCCAAAACGGAGGAATCCCCTCTTCCTCTGCCTCGAACCAGGAGGCGACGATTGACGGTGTGTGCCTGGAGGATGGCACGGAACTTTTTTTGACGGAAAAACAGGTGAACAATTACGTCAATGCCTATGGCGTGATAAGCTTCCTGCGGCTCCCCAAATGGAAGCTTTGGGGAAATAACACGGCGGCTTATCCTGCGAAGAAGTCTCCTATGGACAGATTCACGAAATCCGTACTGATGGTGAACTTCATGGAAAATGTTTTTAAAACGGAGTATATGAGTTATGTGGATCGCAATGCGGATGATCGGCTCATCCAGGACGTGGTAAATAGTTTTAATATTTATCTCAACAGCCTTACGCCGGATCATTTGGCAGGGGGAAGCATTATCTTCGATAAGACGGAAAATCCAATGGAAAATATCGTGGCGGGGCACCTGAAATTCCGTACCCGCTATGCAGATTATTCTCCCGCGGAGGCGATAGAGCATGAGTTTGAGTACGATGTCAGCATCTATGAGGATGCGCTGGAAGGAGGCGGAGAGTAATGGCAAAAATTGCTGAAAAGATTAATCGGTTTAATGCCTATGTGGAAAACAGCGATGCGAAAAACAAGTTGGCGGGGATTACAGAGGAGGTGACTCTGCCGGATTTCAAGGAGATGTCGGAATCCCTGAATCTGGCGGGCATGGGCGGGGAGATTGATTCCCCTACCGTGGGGAACTTTGAATCTGCCCAGATTGAGATTCCCTTTAGCAATATATCCAGCGAGATGTTCCGGCTGGTCGTGGACGATTCCGTACCGCTGATTCTTCGCAGCGCTCAGGAGGAACTGGATACGGGCACCCTCAAGAAGGGATTTATCGGGCGGGTGGTTACTGTAAAGGGCATGACCAAGGAAGTGGACTATGGCAAATTGAAAAAGGGTGGATATGGCGAGCCCAAGGTTGTGAAGGAGATTGTGTACTACAAGGATGAGCATAATGGCAAGACGATTGCGGAGATAGACAAGTTTAACAATGTCTATGTCGTGAACGGCGTGGACATGATGAAAGATATCTCGAAGCTGATTTAAAGGAATGCGAAGTTTCCTTTGGCAATAGCAACAGCATGGAAGGCATTGCAGCAGTGCGGTGACCTTCCTTTTTAGATAGGAGGATGTAGTTATGAGTGAAGGATTATTGACGGATGAGCAGATGGACCGGTTGATGGAGGAGGCGGAGGCGGAAGCTTCCGATGATTGGATTCCCGGAAAGATGCTGGAGGAAGATCGACAGGAGGGCGAGGGGCCGTCGGATGAAAAAATGGCGATGCATGAGGCAGAGGAATCGGCAAAAGGGAGCCCGGATGAACAGTATGTGTGCCTTCTGACAAAAGAGTATGAATGGGGAGGGAAGAAAATCAAGGCGTTGGATATGTCGGGGCTCCTGGATTTGCGGACGGTGGATTTGGAGTATGTGGACATGGTCCTGGCTAAAATGGGTCACGCTCCCCAGAACAAATACAGAGATACCACATTCCAAAAGCACATAGCAATGAGAGCCACGGGATTTTCAGTGGAGTTTTTCAACATGCTGTCTGTTCGGGATATGATTATGATTGGGGCAAAGGTGTACGCCTTTTTTTTGTACGGTTAGGGGCGGGCGAGGAATTTGTGCGGCACCTGAATAAAATGGCGCTGTGCATGTCCCTTCGGACAAACACGGGCATGGAGTATTTTAAAAATCTGCCCTTGATAGGCTTTTACGAAATATTGGAACAGATGGCGGAGATTATGAAGGGGGAGGAAGGCTGAGGCATGGCATCCAGGACGCAATATGAATTAGAAATTTTGCTCGGTGCAAGAAAAGCATCGAGCTTTAAAGGGGCTGTCGGAAAGGCAACGAACGAACTGCAGAGCATCAACAAGACTGCCAAGAGGGTGGCTGGCGCAGTGACTGCGGCATTTGCGGCGGTTAACATTACTGGTGCTATTGAGGATGCGATGGATACATATTCCCAGTACGACCAGTCTTTGGCTTCCTCTGCCGCCACATTTAACGCCACGGCGGTAGAGCGTGAGAAGCTTGACCAAGCGGCTAGGGGGGCGGGGAAATCTACGTCAAAGACGGCTAGTGAGAGCGCTGATGCGCTGGGGTATATGGCTTT